TTTGCACACTTTAACACAATAATCCACTTCTTCAAGGTATTTGATCCAGTCCTTTTGCTCGGCACTGACCGCCCCACCCTTCGTGCGCTTCATCTCCACCCACAGCCCCCAGGCAGGCACGAACAGATCAGGCACACCAGAGGAAACGCCCTCGGCCTTCAAGCGGCCAGCGGTGGCAGGGCTTCGCGCCCCACCATTCGGGATGGCAAAGATCCGCACCCCTTTGTAAGTCTGGCGAAACCAGCGCACCACCTCGCGCTGCTCCTCATGCTCGGTCGGTATGCGCTCGGCGGTCAAAACGGCACCTCTTGCATCCACTTCGGGCACTCGCCCACAGCCTCGGCAAACTCTGCCGGTGGCTTCATGAAGAACTCCACACACAGGCCATCAACTCCGTAGTGCTCACACGTATGGCAGCAGCGTGGTGGGCCAGCGGCCAGCCATCGCTTGTAGTCAGTCACAAAATCAGGCTCGGCGTGTCTGCTCATTTCAGCCCCCTTTGCATCGCCTTCACCCAGCACCGAGCGCAGTGCCACTTCGCACGCAGCTCGACCCCGCCCCTCGGCTCCTTGGCCACCTTGCACAGATCACACATGCGCAGCTTCTGCGCCTTCACCAGTTCGTCGATCATCATTCCCAGCTCCTTTTCATCACTCTAAAAAATTTCCCGTCCTTGCGATACTCAATCAGCTTCGGCGGCGTGGCGTTGTTCATGTTCTGCACCATCTCGATCATGCTTTGCACATTCAGACCACCAGGCACAATGCTGGCGCTGTTCGCAATACTCAACAGCAGGCCCATCGCCCTCTGGCCAGCGTAACCCTCGTGCATGATCGGCAAGTATTCAGTGATCGGCGGGTCACTCAGCCCCCCGTAATACGTCACCGCCAGCATCTCAATGCCAGATGCCTTGCTGATGTGCTTGCGCCAGGCCCAGCTGCTCACCTCCAGCTCCTTGCCCTCCAGCCCCATGATGTCGTCATTTCGCAACACCATCGCTTTTTTGACAGGCTCGGGGAACTGCTCACCGCACGACGGGCAGGTCATCACCGAGATGTGCACCAGCTCCCCACAGTGGTCGCACACCTTCACCGGCGCTTCGCCCTCACCATCGCTGCTCGACTTCTTCGGCGGCTGCACATTCGTGATCGGGCCATGGGTCTCCACCACGCCAGCAAAATCCAGCACCAGGCAGTGATCGGTGTGGCTCTTGACCCTCATGCCCCTGCCGGCCATCTGCACATAAAGGCTGGCGCTCATGGTTGGCCTCAGCATGGCCACCAGGTCGATGTCGGGATAGTCAAAGCCGGTCGTCAGCACATTGGCGTTGGTCAGCGCACGCAAGCGCCCAGCCTTGAAGTCGGTCAGGATGCGCTCGCGCTCCTTCTTCGGGGTTTCACCAGTCACACACTCAGCAGCCACCCCCTGCTGGCGCAGGGCTTCGGCCACGTGCTGCGCGTGCTGCACACCAGCACAGAAGAACAACCACGCCTTGCGCTCACCGGCCAGGGCCACCACCTCGCGCACCACAGCCTGATTCTTGTCGTCCGTGTCCACAGCGGCTTGCAGCTCGGATTCGATGAACTCGCCCCCGCGCTTCTTCACACCAGTCACATCCAGCTTGGCCTTGGTGATCTTTGAGCGCAGAGTGGACAGATAACCTTTGAAGACCAGCTCCTCGATGCTCACAGGAGTCAGCAGGTCATCAAACATGGCAGGCTTGTCAGTTATCAGGCCATGCCCCAAGCGGTACGGCGTGGCCGTCAGACCAATCACGCGCAGGCTCGGGTTGATCGCTTTCAGTTCGGCCAGCAGCTTGCGGTATCCGCCCTCGTCTTTGTGGTTGACCAAGTGGCACTCGTCAATGATCACCAGGTCGATGTGCCCCAGCTCTCGCGCCTTGCTCCTCACCGACTGAATGCCAGCAAACGTGATCGGCTCCCCCAAGTCTTTGCGGCCAATGCTCGCGCTGTAGATCCCCATCGGCGCCCCAGGCCAGTGCTGGCGCATCTTCTCAGCGTTCTGCTCGATCAGCTCCTTCACATGGGTCAGCATCAGCACACGGGTCTCGGGCCAGTTCTGCAAGGCATCCTTGCACAGCGCGGCCACAATGTGGCTCTTGCCAGATCCAGTCGGCAGCACCAGGCAAGGGTTGCCCAGGCCACCGGCCTCGAACCAGGCATACAGCTGGTCGATGGTGCGCTGTTGGTATTCACGCAGCATCAACCCACCACCCTTCCACCAAACTGCTTGCGCATGTCGTGCAGCTGCGTCCAGTCCTTGTCAGCGCAGGCGGAAGCATTGGCCAGCAGCTCACGCGAACTGAACACGCCCTCGATCTCAGGATCTCCATTGGCCACATTCGTGCCATTGATCTCGTACACGGCGGTGTAGTCGTCCGGCCCATCCTTGCGCTGCCACGGCACCAGATCAGGGTGCAGCACATGGCCCTCGCAGCCGGTGCGCTGCGACTCCACCGGAATCACAGAATCCCACTTGGCGCAGTGCCAGGTCGAGTCCGACAACGGGGTGGCCATCGCGCAGGTTCGGCAGTTCACATGCTCGGTGGTCTTGCTCCCAAAGCACTGGTCGTGGCCATCACAGAACTTGCACTGATACCAGCTCGGATCGGCGCTCAACGGTTCCGGCATCCGATCAGTCAAGGCAATGCGCTGGCCTCGCGCAATGGCAGGCAGCGCCACATCCTTGTCGAACTTCACACGCTCGGTGTGAATCCGATCATCATCCTTGCACACGGCCAAATACAGCGCACGGTCCAGGCCAGTCCCGGCCATGTAGACCTGCATCTGCACAAAATGCTCGGGCTTCGACTTCTCCACGCCATCCTTCACCAAGGCATCAAACGACTTCTTGCTGTGCGTCTTGAACTCGGCCACATGCTTGGTCTTGGGCGCATCAGGTACACCAGAGTCGATGATGGCATCCAGAGATCCAGACACATGGCTGCCAAAGTCAACACGGTGCTGGCTCGACACCTTGCGCACATCCATGCCGATCGCACGCAGGTCGCTGATGATCGTGGCTTCTTCATTTTGCCCACGGCGGAACAATCGCAGGATGCGGCCAGGGAACGACGGCTGCACAGCCCAGCGGAACGACAACCACAGCCAACGGTCGCAAGGATGGCCCAGGCCACTGGCCCCCATGTGAGGGCGTGGCTCCTCCTTCTTGGCCTCATGCGCTTTGTCAATCAAGGCTTGGATGGTATGCTCTGACTCGGGAATCTTCATGTTGTCTCTCCTTTGAGAATTTGCCCAGGCCTTCAACAGCCTGGGCATTTTTTTCGCTTACTTCTTGGCCCAAGGTGGCGCGGCCTTGGAGGTGGCAGCCTGAGCAGCCTCGGCCTGTTTCACAAAAGGCGGCACAGCAGCGGCAGCCGGTGCAGCACTTCCAGACATAGACTTAAAGCCCTTCACCTCGTTGCTGGCGCCATACTGCGCGTCTTGCTTCACATCCAGCTTGATCGACAGACTGTTGCCAATCAACTGGTCGGTGTCCGTGACCTTGGCCAAGCCGATCGCACGCATGATGTCCCCCAGCTGCTGGCGGCCAATCTCCTCAGCCTTTTGGTTCGGGTTTTTGATGTTCAGGTTACCAAACACCACACGGCCTTGGTGGGTCGGGCCAGTCACGTCGTAGCGCAGCTTGATGTACTGGCCATTGCCTGCCTTGGTGTCTTTCAGCTCGGCCTGCGTGATCGTCACCGTGTACCAACCAGCTGGCAGCGGGTCAAAGTTTCCACCAGTGCCTTGCGGCAGTTCGTTGACGTCAAATGCTTCGTTGAGAAATGCCATGATATTTACTCCTTGGGAATGATTTTGAAAGATGGGCGGCCAGGCTTGGCCGTAATTGCACCGGCCAAAGGCCCAGTGATCGTTGCGTCTGTCGCCTTCCAGATCGCCATGTTCAGTTCAGGCTTCCAGCGGAACAGCTTGGCCAAGTGGTCTGTCAAACCAAACTCGGCGGCCAGCTCCTGCACCTTGTCGCCATCGACCTTGCGGTCAATGCGGCCAGAGATCTTCACCACAAAGCCCTCGGGCTCCGCAGTCTCAGTGCCCTCGAAGTTCTCGGCCACAGCCAGCAGCTTGACAATCTGGTCCTCGATCTTGCGGCGCTCCGTCGTGGCCAGCTCCTCGTCGAACTTGTGCTGCAACCACTGGCGCGACAGTTCTTTCAGGTCAGGCTGCATCATGCTTTGCCCCCGATCTTTGCAATGATCGCGCCCAGGTCTGGGGCTTCCCAGCCAGATAGCTTGCCAGAGCGATCCTTGGCCAACCACAGGCCATCAGAGTCGCACATCAGGGCGCGTTGCGTCACACCCTCAGCATCGCGCTCCACACGCAGCGCCAGCACTTCATCGAAGAAATACGGCAGCGCTTGGCCGGTCTTGTTGCCAGGCATCGAAGGGCTGTACAACACACGGCCCATCTCGTCCTGCGTCTTTTCCAGCTTGGCGCTCATGTAAACATGCTTGCCAGGCAAGTCACGGAAGGCGCGGATGATGTCGGCCATCTGCTCCTGCATCGCACCATAAGCGGCCCGAGGATCTTTGTTCGCCTTCTTCTCAGTGTTCAAGCACACCTCAGCGATCTCGCTGATCGAGTCCAAAGCCACAGACTGAAAGCCCCCAGCTTCTTCGCTGGAAGTCAGCCAGGAATAAGCCTCGCGCAGATCATCCATGCTGGCGATCTCAATGTAGGGCAGATCAGCGTCCTGGATCGACAACAAACCACCCTCAGCACTCAGCACCACCACATCCGGCAAAGTCTTGACCAGCGTTGTCTTGCCAGCACCAGCCTGCCCATACACCAACAACTTCACACCATTGGCTGTCAGGCCTCCGGTCGTCTTCAAATTGATCGCCATGATTGGCTCTCCTTTTCTTTGTTTGCACCACTGTCAGGGAATCTGTTTGTGGTGTGATCGAATCATAAACCATTTTTTAAGGTAATATCCACACATCGAAATATTTTTTTTCAACAGGAGAAACCAACATGATGACCCTCGAACAGATACGAGACGCCCTCTCAGACCGAATGCCCATGAAGGTGGCAGAGGCCACCGGCGTGCACTACAACACCATCCGCAAAGTGCGCGATGACCTCAACGCAAACCCCACACACAAAGTCTTGCAGGCTCTCTCGGACTACCTGGAAAGCCGCAAGGTGGCGCAACATGGCTGACCTCTCCAAAGTCCTCGGCGGCCCATGGGCTCCACCACCAGAAAAACTGGTTTCACCTCCAGAAGTGCAGCTGATTGATGCCATCAAGGCAGCAGGCCTGGAACCACCAGACCACATCGAGATGGACGGCAAGATCCACCGCTTCAAGTCAGGCACAAAAGGTGCACCAGGCATTGACAAGCCGGGCTGGTATTTGGTTTTCGGGGATGGCATCCCAGCAGGGCGCTTTGGTTGCTGGCGCTCAGGCATCGAAGTCACATGGCGTGCAGACGTAGGGCGCAAGCTCACACAGACAGAGGAAATGGCCCATGCAAGACGCCTCAGCGAGTCCAAGGCCATGCGCGATGCAGCCCTGGAGCGTCAACACCAGCTGGCCAGCGACACGGTGGAGAAAATCTGGACCGGCGCTCAGGCAGCGCTACCAGATCACCCTTACTTGGCCAAGAAGGGCATCGGCGTTCACGGCGCCAGGGCCACAGGAGACGGTCGGCTTGTTGTCCCTCTCTACGATCCAGACGGCACAATCTCCAGCCTCCAATACATCGACCACCAAGGCGGCAAGCTCTACCACCCTGGCGGCCAGACCGGGGGCAAGTTCTGGCAGATCGGCACAATGGACGAGCCGGGCACCCTCTACGTGGCCGAAGGCTTTGCCACAGCTGCCACCATCCATGAGACCACAGGCAGGCCAGTCGTGGTGGCCTACAGCGCCAGCAACTTGGTGCCAGTCACAGGCACACTCCGAGAAATGCACGGCGCAACCCAGGACATCGTTATCGTGGCAGACAATGACAGCTCAGGCGTTGGCCAACGCTACGCAGAACAGGCCAGCGCCAAGTTTGGGGCCAGGATGGTCATGCCACCCATCCAAGGCGATGCCAACGATTACGCCCAAGCAGGCAACGATCTGGCCAGCCTTCTCATGCCCTCCCATGATGACTGGCTCATCCCGGCGGATGACTTCTGCTCTCAGCCCTCCCCCATCAGCTGGTTGGTCAAAAAGTGGATCCAGTCCCAGGCCTTGGTCATGGTCCACGGGCCCAGCGGCGGCGGCAAGACCTTTGTGGTCTTGGACTGGTGTCTCAGGATGGCCAGCGGCATCGAGGACTGGTCAGGCCACAAGGTCAGGCCAGGCAATGTGGTGTATTTGGCAGGTGAAGGCCATCACGGTCTGCGTGGCAGGGTCGCAGCCTGGAAGCACCACCACCAAGCAGGCAAGCTCAAGATGTGGCTCTCCAAAGACGGCTGCGATCTCAACACCCTTACCGGCTACCTCAAGGTGGTCGAGCAGGTCAGGATGCTGCAAGAGCGCCCCAGCGTCATCGTGGTCGATACCCTGCACCGCTTCCTTCAAGGCGATGAGAACTCAGCCCAGGATGCCAAGACCATGCTGGATGCCTGCAACGCCCTCATGATGGAATTCAACTGCTCAGTGATCCTGGTGCACCACACCGGCGTGTCAGACGAAGCCCAGCACCGGGCCAGGGGATCATCAGCATGGCGCGGCGCTCTCGACATCGAGATCAGCATCATCCCAGGCAAAGACGGCCAGCCCATGCAAATCGTCCAGCGCAAGTCCAAAGATGCAGAGATGGCCGAGACCGTTTTCGTGGAACTTCACACAGTCGAGATCCCAGGCTGGCGCGATGAAGACGACCAGCAAGTCACAAGCGCGGTGGTTGTGGAGGCCTCAGCACCCGCCCAGGCCAGCAAAAAAGACAGCAAGATCGACACCCACCGCAAGACCTTTGAAAGCGCTTGGTGGGGCACAGGTGCAGAAGTTCGTGAGGGTTTACCCTACATCAGCCGGTCAGCCCTCAAAGACAAACTGGCCTCAGACGGGCGCAAACCCAGAACCATCGAGAACGATCTCAGCCCAGCCTACACCGACAAACTGATCGGCGCCCTTATCCTTTCCGAGATCATCAGCCCTTTTGAACACGGCTGGCTGGTGGTCGATGAAGTCCAATCCAGCGCAATGATGATGCGCAAAGGCGGCCAAGAATGAAGCCCCCTAGCCCCCTGAATCCCCCTCCAGGGTGTTTTAGGGTCAGGGGGCAAAACGCTCGAAAAGCCCCCTCCCTCCCCCTCACACCCTTTAGGGTGAGGGGGCAAGGGGGCATCGAAGCGGCAGATTTTGAAGGTGAAGTTATCCACAAGAAAGTGAGCAGGTATTAACATGACAGAACAGACCAACGTCAACGAAATGCTGGCAGGCAGAGAAGCCAGATATGGCAGCTTTGAAGGCCACGCCGAGATCAGCCAGCACCTCAAAGGTGTGATTCTGAAATACGAAGCCAAGCGCGGATGTGATCTCGATCCAGACCAGCGCGAAGCCCTTGAAATGATCTCCCACAAAATCGCACGAATTCTCAACGGTGATCCGAACTATGCCGACAACTGGATCGACATCGCAGGCTACGCCACCCTGGTGGCAAACAGACTTGAAAAAGAGGACAATGCAGCATGACCACAAAAACCCACAATCCCGCAGATAAAGTCGAACGCTGGAGCATCGACAAGCTCACGCCCTACGCTCGCAACAGCCGCACCCACTCCGACGAACAGATCAGCCAGCTGGCAGCCAGCATCAAAGAATGGGGCTGGACAACACCAGTCCTGGTGGATGAGGACGGCAGCATCATTGCCGGCCACGGTCGCACCCTCGCAGCCCAACGCCTCAAGATGACCGAAGTCCCAGTCATGGTGGCCAAAGGCTGGAGCGATGCCAAGAAACGCGCCTACGTCATTGCCGACAACAAACTGGCCATGAACGCAGGATGGGACGAGCAAATGCTGGCGCTCGAGCTCACAGAACTGCAAGGCCTTGGATTCGGCATGGATCTGATCGGTTTCAGCAAAGACGAAATCGCAGCCCTCATGCCAAAAGACCCAGACGACGATGGCGCTGACACCAGCAAGTACACCAAGAAGATCGACGCCCCCATCTACCAACCCACCGGCGACTGCCCACCCACAGCAGCCCTCTACGATCCGGCCAAGTACACCCAGCTGACAGCCCAGATCCACCAAAACAACGACCTGGCGCCAGAGGTCAAAGAGTTTTTGTTGTTGGCGGCCACCAGGCACATCCGCTTCGACTTCGAGCAGATCGCAGAGTTCTACGCTCACGCAGACCCAGACACGCAGCAGCTCATGGAAGAAAGCGCTCTCGTCATCATCGACTTCGACAAAGCCATCTCGGGCGGGTACGTCAAGCTCTCCCAGGCCATGGGGAAGATCTACGCCAGCGAGAAGGGCGGCGACCAATGACCACCGAAGATCGGCGCTTCGCAGTTTTCATCCTCACCCACGGCAGGGCGAACTGCGTCTACACCTACGAAGCCCTCCGCAAACACGGCTACACCGGCGAGATCTACCTCGTCTGCGATGACGAGGACAAACAGATCAAGCAATACCTGGCGCTCTACGGCCTCGACTCCGTGATCGTTTTCAACAAACAAGACGCCATCGACAACACCGACAGCGGCGACAACCTCAAGAAGCGCAACAGCGTCGTCTACGCTAGAAACCAGAACTTCAAGATCGCAGCCGATCTCGGGCTCACCCACTTCTGGCAACTCGATGACGATTACAGCGCCTTCGCCTACACCACCGACAACAACGACGAATACATCACCAAAGACGCCTACACCAAGAAGCTCGATGACCTCCTCTTTGCCCTTTGCGACTTCATGGACGAATCCGGCGCACACTCCGTGGCCATGTCCCAGGGCGGCGATTTCATCGGTGGCGGTGAAGGCACTTTCGTCAAGCACATCAAGAAGGGGAAATTCAGCCGCAAGGTCATGAACTCCTTTTTGTTCCGAGTCGACCGGCCAGTCAAGTTCATGGGGCGCATCAACGAGGACGTCAACATGTACGTCGAATGGGGTCGCCGCGGCCACCTATTTGTGACCGTCCCACGCCTTCGCCTCTACCAGAAAGAAACCCAGACCAACTCCGGCGGCCTGACCGAGATCTATCTCGACCTCGGAACCTACGTCAAGAGTTTTTACAGCGTGCTTTACGCCCCCTCATGTGTCAGCATCACAGAGATGGGCAACAACGACAAACGCATCCACCACCAGATCTCATGGCGGCACGCAGTCCCCATGATCCTCGACGAGCAGCACCGCAAGCCCAGGCTCTTGTCCCGCTACACCAACACAGTCCAGGAGATGTGACCATGGCAAAACTTGAAAAATCGGTTGTAAAAAAGCAACAGACCCACGGCGGCGCTCGGGAAGGCTCAGGCCGCAAGGCCTTCGAGCCCACAGATCCAGAGCGCAAACAGGTCGAAGCCCTCAGCGGCTACGGTCTCCCCATCGAGCAGATCGCAGTCTTGATCCGTGATGGCATCGACACCGACACCCTGCGCAAACACTTCGCCACCGAGCTGCAATCAGGCAAAGCCAAAGCCAATGCCCAGGTGGGGAAAACCCTA